CACGATGGAATTAATCCTTCCGATCCACTCACTTAGGTATAAATAAGATATATGGCAACGATAGCACGACAAGAAACGTATAAAGATTTAGATTTTACTTTTAAGCAAAATCCTAATACTAATGACGTTGGAATAAAGAAGGATAATGCATCTATATCACAAAGTGTATTAAATATACTTCGTACAAATCATGGTGAGCGCCCATTTAATTATAATTTTGGTGCAAACTTAAGAGCATACTTATTTGAAAATATGTCAAATATAACAGCAGCAAATATGGCTACTTCGATTAATACTGCTTTAGGTAATTATGAACCAAGAATAGAAGTACTTAATACAAATATTCAGGCAAGAGCTTCAGAAAATCAAATAAACATAACAGTAACCGGTAGGGTTAGATCAACAAACGAAGTAGTTGATATATCTACCACAATAGAGAGAATACGATAATGGCAATAGAACGCAGAATTTCAGCAAGTGAATTAGATTTTGATAATATAAAAACAAATCTAGTTAACTACATGAAGGCAACTGATACAACCTTCAATGATTATAACTATGAAGGATCTGCGATGAGCACAATTATTGATGTGCTAGCATATGTAACTCATGTGAATTCAATGAATGCTAACTTCGCGTTAAATGAAACATTTCTCGATACATCACAGCTGCGAACTTCAGTTGTATCACATGCAAAATTATTAGGTTATACACCAAGATCTATTGCTCCGTCTGTTGCTTATATTGATATGACTATGGCAAAGGGAACTGCTACACCATTATGGAATCATGATGGAACAAATACTCCGTTACCTTTAAGTATGCCGAGAGGAACTAAGTTCTCTACAACTATTGATGGTGTAACATATCCAATGTTTGCTTCTGATACTACAACGATTAACTATAATGAAACCGATGGTTGGAAGTTCTCTAATATTAAAATAGAACAAGGAACATTAGCAAGTATTAATTACACATATCAAAATAATGCATTCGAATCATATATTATTCCTGCTAATAATGTAAACACAGCTTCAATTAAAGTTACTGTTGTAGATTCAAGTGCAACAGATGCATCTAAAGTTTATGCTTTAAATACAAACATGGTTACATTAGATGGTACATCAGAAGTATATTTCTTAGAAGAAGGAAGAGATGGATATTATGAAGTAAAGTTTGGTGATAACATTATTGGTAAGAGACCAGGTAATGGTAATACAATAACAATCGAATATGCTACAATTCCATCAGGAACAGATGTGAATGGTGCTACTGTATTTACTATGACTGATTCGCTTAATGGTAATACTGATGAGACTATCACACTTGTAACTAAAGCTACTGGTGGTGCCGCAAGAGAAAGTAAAGAAGCAATTAAGTTTAATGCACCTCTTGCTCATATATCACAGAACAGAGCTGTAACACCTGATGATTATAAATCAATTATTAAAAACGAATTTGCTGATTTAGAAGCTGTTGCTGTATGGGGCGGTGAAGATAATGATGTACCAGATTATGGTAAGGTTTATGTAAGTATTAAACCATTATCGGGTGAAGTACTTACTGAAGCACAGAAGACAACAATTAAAACAAATATTCTTAAACCAAAGAATGTTGTAAGTATTACTCCAGTGCTTGTTGACCCCGAATATACATATATTGATTTAGAAGTTTATTTTAAATATAATCCTAACAAAGCTACAGTAACTGCAAGCGGTTTGGCTACATCAATAAGGAATACACTCGTGTCATATAATAACGATACACTTAAGAGCTTTAACGGGGTTTACAGAGATTCAAACGTTGGTAAACTTATTGATGATACTAATGTTGCTATCATATCTAATATCACTCGTGTGAAAATGACAAAGAAGATTACACCTACTCTTGGAACAGCAACTAAATATACACTTAAGTTTAATCAAGCATTAACTGATTTAGATGGTTCAACATCGTCTTTAGGTTCTTTTATTACATCAACTGTATTTACATTTAATGGCGAAGACTGTAAACTAAAAGATTTTTATGATTCATCAAGTGATACACGTATTGTTCAAATTGTAAATACTGGTGGTATAGTACAATTAGCTAGTGTTGGTGATGTAAATGAAGAGGAAGGAACAGTAACTCTTAACTCATTTAATCCAACTGCATTACCTACTGGTTCAACTACAATTGATGTTACGGTGAAGCCGGCATCTAATGACGTATCACCAACAAGGAATGAATTATTAACGATAAATACATCAACTGCTATCATTTCAGGTGAAGTAGATACAATGGCAACTGGCGGTACAACTGCTGGTATTGATTACACAACGGTAGCTAACTAATGGCACACGGTCTTGGAAAATATAATATATCGTCATATATAGATGAGTTAGTACCTGATCACGTCGAGTCGTCGTATCCTGATCTAGTTAACTTTCTTAAAACATATGCACTATATTTAGAGCGTCAAAATAAATCTGGGTTCTATCTTAACTCATTAGATATACAAAGAGATATCGATCATGTAGAAGATAATCTACTTACTGAGTTGCAGAATGAAATTGGTATTGCAGTACCAAGAGATTTTGCTACAGATCCAAGAGCATTTTATAAGAGGCTTGTTGAATTCTATAAGTCACGTGGTACACCTGAATCAATTACATCATTCTTTAGAATGATCTATGATGATGAAGTAGAAACATATTTTCCATTTGTAGATATACTTAATCCATCTGATGGAAACTGGACAGATCAAGCAGCACAAATTCAAGCCGATAGAACTGCATTTACACCAGCAAATACAATTACAATATCTGGTACACCTACTGTAGTAAGTGGAAACAATGATGATAATAATCCTATATTTTTAGATGACCATGTTGTATTTGTTAATAACTCATATCAGACACCAGGTACAGATTATACTGAAGAAGTATATTCAGATACTACTACAAAATATAGGTTAACATTTACAAGTGCATTATCAAACGGCGATGTTGTAAGAACATATCCAAAGGGTTTGTTTACAAATGCTGATGGATTCTTATCAGATAAAAAGTTTTTACAAGACTCTTATTATTATCAGCAGTTCTCATATGTATTAAGAACTGGTAAGAATGTAGCTGATTGGAAGAATGCATTTACAAGATTAGTTCACCCAGCAGGATTTAAGTTCTTTGGTGAGATTGCTATCTTAGTGAAGCTTCTTACATCTACAAATGACCAAGCACAATATGGTTGGCTAGAAACAGCTGGTGAAATTAATTTTAATATAGGTGCATTCCAAGTTGGACCAGCAAGTTTCAACTCGCACATATTAGAGAAATCGTATACCCACTTTGATAACGGAAGTTCAGAGTTAACTAAGATAGGTATGCAAAACCATTGGGATAATAAAAAGTTTGACTATTTAGGTCCAAACTCAGATTTAGCTCATTGGACAATGCAAGACGTTATAAATAACAATATAAGTACACAATTCGGAATGGGTGGAGCTAGTTCACTCGTTATTTCATAAAACAAAGGAATAGACATGGCAGCAATAATCACAAGTAAATTTAGACTGGATACAACAAATAAGTTCGTAAATAGTCTTAGTGATAATCAATTCTACATGGCCTTGGGACGGCCAAACGCATGGACAGATGATTCTGTCCCAACAACCCCATATGAAAATGACTATACATCGCATACTTTATGGGAAAACATGTTTGCCATGAAGAAGATTGCAAGTACAGACATTGTTCATAGTGCAACAAGGAGACTATGGGTTTCTGGCACAACATATGTAGAGTATGACGATCAAGATACAAATATAGAAAGCAAAGCATATTTTGTTATTTCAGCAAATAACAATGTATACATGTGCTTAAAGGCAGGAAGCGGAGCTTCTACTACTAACCCAGACGATACAGGTGTTCAAACATCTGGTGTTATTAATCACAGTGGATCAGACGGTTACATATGGAAATATATGTATACAGTCCCAACGGCTGATGTAACTAAATTCTTAACAACGTCATTTATACCAGTAAGACATATTAAAGAAGCACCGGCTGGTGGCGCAGACTCTGCACTAACTAATCAATGGGCAGTACAAGGTAATGCCGTTGATGGTGCAATCTATAATATGAAGATCACAAATGCAGGAACTGGATATACTTCAGCTCCTACAATAACGATCTCAGGTAACGGATCAAATGCTGCGGCTACGGCTACAGTAGCTGGTGGTGCTATCACAGGTATTACAATGACAAACGTTGGATCAGGTTATACTCACGCTACTGTTACTGTAACAGGTGGTTCAGGTTCAAACGGTGCAATAAGACCAGTGATTGGACCAGTTGGTGGATTCGGAGCAGATCCTACAAATGATCTAAGAGCACATTACGTTACGATTAACACAGTATTTACTGGCGATGAGTCTGGTACAATTCCTGATTCAAACGACTTTAGACAAATAGCAGTTGTTAAAAACCCTATTGAGAAAGCAAATGAGAGTGCGGTAGTCTCAGCTACTGGCTCAATGGTTGTTGGTAACTTTTATAAGATCTTAACAATAGGAAATACTACTGACGCTAATTGGGCAACCGCAGGTTCTACTAGTGGTAATCCAGTTGTTGGTGAAGTATTTAAAGCAATCGCTACAACAATATCTGGTTCAAGCACAGGTACAATCGCTCAAGTTGCAGAAGCAAGTGCATACAATACATGTAAGAGTGTTACAATCCCTAGTGGATTAGCATCTACATATGTAGCTGACTTTGCATTTGAAGGTCACACTGGTGGTACGGTTGGTGCTAAAGGTATCGTTGTAGAATACAATAACACAAGCGGCGTATTACATTATATACAAAACGAATCTACTGGGTTCGGTACATTTACTACTTCACATTTGACTCGTGCAACTGGTTCATCAGGTGCTGGTAATCAAATCTCAGCGGTAGGTGCACCTCTCATTAATCATCATCAAGGTGATGTAATGTTTGTAGAGAATAGAACAGCAACAACTAGAGCCTCAGGACAAGTAGAAACAATAAGATTAGTAATCGCATTTTAAATAGGATAGAAACATGGCAATTTCATTTAACGTAGAACCATATTATGACGACTTTGAATCGGTCGCATCGGGCAATACACTTAGCCCGAAGGAACAATATCAAAGGATACTATTTCGTCCAGGTAAGGCGGTACAAGCTAGAGAATTAACTCAGCTACAAACACAGTTACAACATCAAATATCATCACATGGTACTCATGTATTTAAAGATGGTTCAGTTGTTGTTCCTGGTGCAGTACATCTACATAATAAAATTGACTATGTTAAACTAGATTCTGTTAACTCAGCATGTGATACTGTTGATGAATTAGTTGGTACTGAATTTACTGATGGTACTAATGTAGCGAAGGTTGTTCATGCTGTATTAGCGGCCGGATCAGATCCTATTACTATATTTGTTAAATATATATCTGGTACTACGTTTGCTGATAATGCAACAATCACAGCAAGTGGTAGTAAGTCAGCTGAAGTAAAAGCTTCTGGTGCTACGGGCTTTGGTTCAATTGTAGCTATCGAAGATGGTATCTATTACATTAAGAAACACTTTGTAACAGTTAAAGCAAGCACAATTATATTATCTAAATATTCAACAAACGTTTCGTTTGATATCGGTTTACTTGTCACTGAATCCCTTGTCAGTTCAGGTACTGATTCATCTCTTAATGATAATGCTACAGGTACACCTAACGAATCAGCTCCAGGTGCACATCGTTATTCTATTACAGCAGCATTATCATCTCAAGCAGTGAATGCAACAAGTGGTAACTTTGTTCTAATTGCTCGATTAGAAGATGGTTACATTACAAAGAATGCTGCAACTGCAGATTATAATGCTTTAGCTGATGAGTTAGCACGTAGAACATTTGATGAATCAGGTAACTACTACGTTAATCCATTTAAAGCACTTGTAAAAGACCATGCATCTGATACTACTAAATTAACTCTTGGTGTTGAGCCTTCGAAAGCTTATGTAAGAGGTTATGAGATAGAGACATTAGCTACAACAAATGTACACTTCGATAAAGCAAGAACAACAGAAAAGGTAACAGATAAAGTTACAGAGATTAGCCATAATAACTTTATTGAAGTTGATAACATGGTTGGTGTTCCTGATATTACTACATTCGGTAGAGTCTCTATTGAGAATAGTGGTGGTACAGAGATTGGTACATGTCGTGTTCGTTCAATCGAACGTGTAAGTGGTAATGGTGCAAGTACAGCATCAAGATTTAGATTACATATCTTTGACTTTACTGGTACAATGACAGGTGCAACTCAATTAGATGATAAAGATGGTACAACTCCTGGTGCAGCGTTCGCTGCTCAAATTGCACAAACATCTAGTGTTAATGTATTTAACCTAGGTCCAGATAGTTTAATATTTAAATTACCATATGACAGAATTAAAACATGTGATAGCGTAGTTGGTGGTGGTACTCCTGACTTTAACTATCGCTTCGAAACAAACAGAATTATTGCTGCAAACGGTGTAGTATCTGGTGGTTCAGTATCATTTACAACAAGTGTTGCTAATGAGGTATTCGGTACAAAAGGTACAAATACAAACTGGATTCTAATTAACGATACTGATTCAACGGTTGGTGGTGAAGAAGTTGTTCCAGGTGATATTACTATATCAGGTGATAGCTTAACTGCTACGATTGCTAACTTACCATCATCTGCTAATGGTGACACTGTAAGATTGATTGCACCATTTATAAGAACTGCTAACCATAAAACTAAAACATTAAGTGGAAACACTGCTGTAAACTTTAATGCAGGTACAGACTTTACTGGTACTGGTCAAGCACTTGGCCATGCGGATGTTCATACTTTAGTATCTGTTACAGAAACTTCTGGCGGTGCTAATGTTACTACTCACTTTGAATTAGATAACGGACAAAGAGATGATTACTATGATCTTGGTCGTATTAAGAAGAAAACAACATCTAATTACACTGCAGCGGTAGCACTTACTGTAACATATAAGTACTTCTCACATACAGCTGGTGACTTCTTTACAGTTGATTCATATACTGGTCAAATTGATTACGAAGATATTCCTAAGCAAAGTGGAATAGAATTAAGATCTGCTGTTGACTTTAGACCACGTGTAAGTAATGCTGGTGGTAACTTTACTGGTACAGGTGCTATTACAGCGGTTGCTCCTTCAAGATTTACTCAATTCGAAACTGATATTCAGTTCTACTTACCAAGGATTGACAAAGTATTCTTAAATTCTAAAGGTGTATTTGGTATTGCTCCAGGTGTTCCAGCGCGTTATGCTGAAGAGCCAGACATTCCAAATGATGCAATGCATTTATATACACTTAATATTCCTGCATATACATTAACTGCAGATGAAGTAACTGTTAAATTTATTGATAACCGTAGATATACGATGCGTGATATTGGTCGTATTGATAAGCGTATTGGACAAATAGAATACTATTCTGTTCTTTCATTCCTAGAATCTGAAGCACAGAATAAGCAAATATTAGATACAGATAATAATCCAAGATGGAAATCTGGTTACTTAGTTGATTCATTTGCAAACTCACGTGTATCAAGAGTAGATTCTGCTGAATATAGAGCTTCAATAGATATGCTCACTCGCGAACTACGCCCTGGATTTGCACAAGGTAATGCTGCGTTA